CGGTCTCGACGCAAGGCTTCTTCTACTTCCACCTTCTCGATCAGCACCTGCAGGCTGTGCAGGTGCTCGTAGAGAGAAGAGCGTAGGTACTCGGTGTTTTGCGTGAGCCGGTCGAGAGCCCGGCGCCCGTGCTGCTCTGCGCGCTTCAAGTCGAGCAGCACGTAGAACTGGCCGTCGTCGAGAAGCTGCTTGATGGCAGCGCCGTCCTGCTGCGTGAGCAGAGGGGAGCGCGGCAACCAGTCTAGAAACGGCGTGTCCACGAACGTGCATAGACGAATGATCTTCTCCGCCTCTTCGAGCTGCTCGAGTCTCATGGCTGAACGAAGAAATCATTTACTTTGGTCCACCCCAAGAGAGCCGCCGGGTCCGGGGTCACCATGACGTTGACCGCGTTCGACGTCTTCTGCACCACGATGGCCATGACATCGGACTGCGTGATGGGTCTCGAGAGGAACTGGATGAAGTACTGCAGGTTCGGCGGCCAGGTCTTCGGAAAGTTGGTGCCTGGCGGCAGGGGAGCAGTAGGGTCCTGCCACCGTACCCAGAGCGAGTAGCGAGTGATGCCGTTGGACGACTCGATGTCCTTCAGGGCGGCGTCCAAAGCCAGCGCCCTGTTCTGATCGATGTTCCCGTCAGGGCACCGCGTCCCGCGCTGCGCGAACGCCAGCAGCGCCTCGTACTGCTCCTGCGAAATAGTGAGGTTCATAGACCGAAGAGTACTACTTGTCGCGCACCCAGGCCAAAGCAGTAGCTGTGAAGCGCTCCAGCTCATCGAGGGTGCCGTCGTTATTGATCGTGAAGCTGAAGTAGTCCTCGGGGATGGTGCTGAACTCGGTCTCGCTGAGATGCTTCGCAGCCGCGCCTTCGAGCGTCGTAGGACGCTTCATGAGAAAGACCGCACCGCCAGCGGCATTGATGGCCCGGACCTCGTTCTTGAAGCGAACGTCGGAGATGACGACACCCTTGGGTTTCTGCAGCCCTCCCACGAACAGTAGTCCTGACTTCTGCGAGTAGTAGTTCACACCGTTAGGGTCATCCCGATCATCTGCCAGGAGCCTGGTGGCCGTACGCAGAGCGTAGTCGACCCACACGTCCGGGTAGCAATCACGCCCCCACTCCGTACCGAGGCGCTGGAGCGCGTAACGCGTCGTGAGCACGCAGTCCGTGTGCTCTTGGCTTCCTTTGATCACGTGCTGGCCGTCCTTCACGTAGATCTCTCTCGACCAGCAACCGCAGCGCTGACAGATCGACATCCCTGAGATGATGGGACCCCACACGTGCGGGATGTTCTTGAAGCGCTCGTCCACGGCGTTGCGCTTCTCGCTCGGTCCCCATAGCTGTTCGTCAGTGAAGGCGAAGACGTCCTTGCAGATGCGCTTCAAGGGGTCTGCGAACGCCACCTTCGCAAAGCCATGGTTCTTGACGAGGAAGTCCGCCGCTGTGTCCTTGCCGCTGCCTGCCGGCCCGCACAGTCCAATGATCATGTCTTCTTCTCCTTGAGTTCTTTCGCCCTCGCTTCCGGCATCGTCCAGCCGGCATCGAGGGCCTTCTTCTCCCAGGGCGCGAGTCCCTTGGGTTTCACAGGGAACTCCCCAGACCAGCGACAGTGGTAACACACAGCCTCGAGGCAAACGTTGTCGAACGCCTGCCCGTGATCCTCGGTGCCTTCATCTTCGCACTCGCAGATAAACCCCAGGCACCCGCCACGCCGGTTGTGCAAGCTAGCGCACTTGTCTTCACCTCCTTTGCCGTGCTTGCTCGGCTCGGCCCCGCACTTCGGGCACGCCCACTTGATCTGTACGGTCATACATCTCTCCGAAGAACGCGCTCGAACAGGTGGTACAAGAGGTCTATACCGCCGTTCTCGCTGCGCTTGATGAACGTGCCGAGGTGCTTGAGTTCCGTGACTGTGTCCTCTGGCAGGCTAGGGATCTCGTCACCGGTCAGGCGCACCTCGAAGTCACGCCGCTGCTGTGGCATGCCCGTGTCGACGAGCGCCCACAGGCAAGGGCGCACGCTCATGCCATTCGACGCGAAGTCTGCGTGAAGGACCTTCGCATCCATAGGCAGGTCGAGATGGAAGAAGCCGTCTTCATCCGTCTTGATGGGGTACTTGTGAACCGTGCGCATGCTGTTCTCCTAGTCGCAGTCCGGACAAGGCGGCTCTTGGCCTGCCAGCGAGATCTCGTTCAGCTTGCGCTGCTCATCGAGGATGGCTCGGCGCTCATCGTCTAGCTTCTGTTCATCGACCTCGATGTACTCGAGCCAGAGCTTGTCGAAGTTCTTGGTAGCCAGCACCAGCTCTTCGCCGATGTACGGACTGTTCGCGCAAGGTTCTGCGACGACGTACTTCTTCTCTTCGAGCCACTCCATGAACGCACCAACGACGAGCTTGTCCTTGTGTGACGCGCGTAGCTTCTCGCAGTTGGGGACCTCGAGGGTCTTCGATGTCTTCTTTTCTGCCATGACCTTCCTCATTGGGCAGGCTGTATGCTGCCTCGTCCAGGTCTTGCCTCCATCGGCAGACCACTCCACGAAAGAAGTGGGCCTGCCGTTGGGATGTCGAATGGGGCGGCGCTTCATACCGCAGCGCTGACAGGTATCCCCATTGGCGCCGTAGCCGTACCAGTGGTCAGGTTGTGCCTTGGGCATCGGGCGTCCCCTTGCAGTCGTCTGTATCGGGCGGCTTCGCATTGTGCCCGACGGTGTGCTCCTTCAAGCACTTGGTGCACTTGTAGACGTCCTTCTCCGAGAAGGAGTCCTTGATCCAGTCAAGCTGAAACCAATTGTGCTTCACGAGCTGACCCGGCCCTCTAGCACCATCTTCTCGAGCGGCGTGAGGTCCCACTGCGCGAGCACGGTATAGATCAGCCCCGAGACGTGCTTGAGAAGAAGCGGGTCGGGCGGCGCCATGTGCTCCCACTTCGCTTCCCAGAGGATGTGGTAGCCAGAAAGCTCGCCCTTCGGACGAAGCATCACCGGGATGGCCGGTACGAGCGCCTTGAATTTCTCCTGGCTCAGACGAGGCAGGTTGTTCTGCTCGCGCCAGTGCTCGTTGGTGAGCTCGGGCGGGAACATGGCGTCGGGGATGCCGATGGCACCGTTCTTGAACCGACCCTTGTTGTGATCGTAGGGCACCCAGCGGTCTTTGTAAAAGACGATGTGGTTGCGATCTCGCGACACGATGACGTTCGGCCAGTCGGCCTGCGCTACCGCCAGAAGAGGCAGGCGCTTGCCTTCGCGCGCGATGCCGGCTTCGCGCATCACCTGCCCTAGGTTCAGAATGCGCTGACCATTGGCCATCACGCGGTACGACTCCATGAGGACCTCGTCCTCCTTCTCGATGGTCGACTTGAACGAGCGCGCTGAGCGCAGGCTGCGTCCTGCAGCGAGCACCTTCTCTCGCGCCTCCTTCATGCGCGCCTCGCGATGCTCACGTACCTTCTTCCGGTAGTCCTTGTAGTGGATGGCGGCGATGCGCGGATCCATCTGGTGCGTGGTGATATTCATAGGCGTTCTCCTAGTCCTTGTACTGACGGTGTTTGATGCCCACGGTGTCGAAGAGCTCGAGACCACGACGGATGCGGTAGTCATTGAGGTAGAGCACTTCGCGAACGTTGCCGAGGTTGATGAGAAGCTTGGCGCAGTTCACACACGGAAGGTGCGTGCAGAAGACGATCTTCTCGGTGGCCCTGGGTGCGTCGCAGTTGACGACGGCGTTGGCCTCCGCATGGATGCAGCCGCACAGGCCCGGCGTGTCGGAGTCGCACTCGTTGGGTAGCCCCGCGGCGTTGCCGTTGTAGCCCCAGCTCAGAATCTTCCTGAAGTCGGGGGTGGCGACGACGCACCCGACCTGCACCAGCTTGCCCTCAGAACTGGTACGACGACAAGTAGATCGCCGGCTGAGACTCTCGGCGATGCCCATGCAGATGCTCTCGAACGACGGTCGGATCATTGGCTCTTCTCCAGGGTTTCCTTGTGCCACGTCTTGAAGCGCGCGAGCTTCACGTCGAACTGCAGCTTGAAGGCGACAAGGTCGCCGGCCGTGAAGTTCTCGGTCTTGAAGAACTCGATGGCCGCAGACAGATCCGCGAGCTCGCTGACTAGGCGCTCGCGCAGGTTGGTCCCATCCCAGTGGTCCTCCTTGCCAGCGTTGCCCATCAACTTGCCGCTTACCTGGGACACCTCCCCTTGTTCTTCGAGTAGCTTGCCGAGGCCGGGCCACACGCGGCTCCCGAGCATGAAGTCTCCATTGCCTTCCATCAGATGACTCCTCTCACAGTTAGTACTTGCCGGATGCAGTCGCGCGCGTAGTCGCACGCCCTGCGTTGCACGCGCCACGACAGCGGAGTGCTGCCGTAGGACGCCCCGAAGACTTCTTGCCGCGTGAAGACGCGGTCATGGTGGTGAGGCTCCCCTTTGTCCTCCCACTTCACACGCAGCACGAACTCGCCGTTCGGGCGGGCCACGAACTCGACACCGGTCGCCCCCGTCGACCTCCGAATCGGATCGAACCAGCGCTCCAGCTGCTGACGAAGACCCTGGAGAAGAGCGTCACCTCGGTCCATACTGGCTCCCCCGTGGCTGGCGAAGCATACTTCACGTCCGAGCGTTTCATTCACGACGACCTGGCATACAAGGTCGAGAAGATGGTCATCCTCGCGAGAGGCAAGTACAAGAGGACCGGCAAGTTCGAAAGCTACGCCATCGCCTGGCCCAGCGAGACCATTACAGGCGACGACGGCAAGGCCATCGCAGGCTCCGTGCTGATGCGCCTGCAGGACGACACACCGCCGCAAGAAGTGATGCAGTCACTCAAGAAGATGGTCGTGCGCACCAAGGCCTACGGCCTGGCGCTGTTCGAGAAGAAGGTCGACGCGCTGCGCATACTCTTCGAGACGCACCATGGCGCTCGAGCGTGGATCGTACCGCTCGAGCGCCATGGAGACCGTCTAGTACCAGGCAAGTACACCATCCGAGACAACGCCGAGTGCCTGGGCCTTCTCTGGCAACCCAGGCGCGGTACCGCCTAGGACGCCGCCTGCTTGTCGAGGGCCTGCGCTGCGGGAGGGATGGGGAACTTCGCTGCCTCGGCGGCCCTCTTCAGCCGTTCGTGCTGCGCCTGAGCCACCGGGTCGAGGGTAGCAGAAGGAGGGGCCTCCGGCTGACGCTCAGCCTGGGGCGGGACCACGATGCGTGCCGCACCCGGCTGCGCGACGACTTCGTCGCCCTGGATCGCCGAGCTCGCGTCATCGTCACTCGGAGGCGTCGGGATGCGCTCGGGCAGCGTGAGACCTTCACGCGCTGCCGCCACGAGACGTCGCGCAGACTCCCGCGCGTTCTCGGAGTACTCGGCCGTCGCGATGTCGTAGGCACGCTGCTCGAGCGGGTTGAGCTCGCCCGTGTTGCGGTACGCAGCGATGACCGTAGAGGCGGCGTGCTGACGCACCGTCGTGGGGTCGTCCCCGTTACCGAGGCGAGGCGGGGTGGGGAAGAGGTCCTGCTGCGAAGACGACGCCTTGACGCCCGTAACGGGAGTGCGCTTCGGAGCTGCCTCGGTTGCAGGCGCCCGACCGCGCCGACCCGCTGTCTTCTTGGCGGTCTTCTTCACCGCCGGCGCAGCTGCTGCAGCAGCCGCCTTCTTCGCCTTTTTGGGCTGAGGTCGCGGAGTGACCTCCTTCTTGGTGGCGTTCTTGCCATCGGCGAAGTACTTGTCGGCGAAGTCGTGTGCGCGCTTCTTGTCCTTCTCGTTCCAGGTCGCCTTGCCGATGGCTCTTCGCGCACCCGTGAGACCGGCATACTTGCCGTTCTGGGCGTTCTCGATGAAGCTGTCGACGGTGAGTTTCTCGTAGTTCATCTGCAGTCTCCTCTTTTGTTTCGCTCGGGATGAGCGAACAAGCCGTCTCTCTAACGAGGGCGGCTGTGCACCACGGCACTGGGTGGAAGTGAAAGAACTACTCCCCCTACATCAGAAGTCAACCAGCTGGTGTCTTCTTCTTGTGCACTAGCACCAGAACAGAGGCACCCAGGCCCATGCACAAAAGCCCGACGCGTGCGCCCTTATTCCCTCCGAAGTCGTAGTGCATCTCCAGAAGAAGGCACACAATAGAAGCAGTCAGCATTCCCACAGCAGCAGCACGAAGCATCGAGCGCCTCCTGGAGCACGTCGAGTGCTCCGTACATCTTCTTCCGCGTTCGGGGAAAAGAATGCTGAGGCGATCTGGCTTGCCACAACAGTAGGGGTCGACGCTACAATCCAACTGCTCGTACAACCCCTACTTCAAGGTGAGTCATGCACACAGTCTTCGCTCCGCACCTCAAGTGCAACGTTGTCATCGGGGCCTGCAAGCTGCCCGATCCGCACGCAATGCGCTTCCACCTCGGCGACTACGTCGACGAAGCCACACTCCCGCCGTCTCCCGCCTCAGTGGACTACAGCGCCCCCGCCATGTCGGTCATCTCGAACATCGAAGGCAACGACTCGGTGGGTGACTGCGTTCTGGCAGAGGAGGCTCACTTCGTCGGTGTAATGACCGGCAACACGGGCCGGCTGTTCTCGTACACACCGGCCCTGACCCTCGCCGCGTACTCGGCCATCACAGGGTACAACCCGAGCGACCCGAGTACCGACCAGGGAACCGACCCGACGGTCGCGATGAACTACTTCGTCAAGAACGCCTACGCGGACGGTACCAAGCTCGCCGGCTGGGCCATGGTCGACGCTTCCAACAAGACGCTCGTGACCTTCGCCATCAGCGCCCTTGGCAACTTGAAGCTCTGGGTCGGTCTGCCTGATGCGTGGATCAACCCCTTCCCCAGCAAGAACGGCTTCGTCTGGGACGTCGCTCCTCCCAACGCGAACAACGGTCACTGCATCGGCTCATGCGCCTACAACTCGACGCAGATCACCATCGTGGGCACCAACGCGCAGGGCGTGCAGGTCATGACCTGGGGGCTCATCGGCACTATCACCTGGGCGGCCTTCGCAGCCCTCTTCGTGCAGAGCGCCGGCGGCGGCGCAGCCGTGCGAATCACCCCCGACTGGTTGGCCAAGGGTGCCACGAAGACGCCAAGCGGGTTCGCCTACGCGGACCTCATCTCGGATCTCAACCGGTTCTACGGAAGCAACATCCCGGTCCCCACGCCTCCCCCGCAGCAGCTGCCGGCCACCCTCGCCAACGCGCAGATGGTGACGAACAACGCGCTCTCGCGCCAGCTCCCCTTCATCCAGAGGGGCAACGCGAAGACTCTCGTCGATGCGGCACTCGCCACGCTGGTCTGGCCGTGAAGGCGCTGTACTTCCTGGCCGCTGTGTTCCTGACCGGTTGCTCCAAGCAGCCACCGGCAACCACTCCTGCGCAGCGCGCGTTCGACCTGTTCGTTGAGGCAGGCTGCACTGCCGCCGACGACAGTGGTGCCGGCGCGCAGGCGTTCCTCGAGGAGTCCATGTCCGACGCAGCTCCTCCCTTCTTCGCCTGTCTGCTCGAAGGAGGCACCATCACGTCCTGCAACGTCAACTGCGCAGGCCAGTAACCAACCAAGACACGACAAAGGCCGGGTCCTGCTGAAAGCGGGCCCCGGCCTTTCTCTTTGGAGGACTCCCATGGCAAGACGAAACGTGTTCATCTGCGATGAGACGGGCTGCGGTGCGGTGCTGGTACACCCGGAGGACGGCTTCGTCTTCTACGGCGTCGTGCGCACCACGGACATCGACGGCTCCTCGACAACCCTCATCACGTTGCCTGAGATGACGTCGTCGACCGACCCACCCGAGACAGTTCTTTGCAAGGACTGTCTCGTCAAGCGACTGCGCCTCGACGGGGTGAAACCCAAGTGAACTACGAGCGTGCGCTGGCGACGCTAAACCACGCGCGCACGGGCAAGAGGCTAGAGAGGAAGAAGCTCGAGAACGCCACCTGGGTCCAGCTGGTCAACGGCGAGCCTCCTTGCATCGATCTCACGCTCTTCCAGAAGCACATCCTCACCTGGTACCCGAACGGCGACATTGCCATCGACAACCACACCTACTGGGCCTACACAACCAAGGACCGGCTCAACAAGTACATGCCGTCTGGCTTCAGCGTCTGGCAGAACAAACCGTACTGGTACATCCGGACGCCGGCAGCGGTGCTTCCCTACTACAACCGGATGCACCTGACCAGCAAAGGCCTGGACCTCGCCGTGCCGGACCAGGTGCACGACGTCGGCGTCATCGATATGAAGCGACGCGCGCACGAGTACGCGAAGGCCTACGCCGCACGCCTGGTCAACGGCAAGATCGCACGCGCGCCGGACTGCCTGGACTGCCGGCTCGATGATGGCTCACCGCTAACAATGGAGGACCGTCTGCACGCACTGCGACACATGAACAGGTCGGAGTTTCCGAGCAACATTGCCATCAAGGCCATGATGGAAACGACCGTCGGAGACCGCCACCACTTCCACAGAGGCAACGCGGTGTCTTCTTCCTTCCTGAGGGACATGCTCCATAAGTCTTGGGAGGAGGCGCAGGTCTTCTGGAGGAAGCCCCGAACGAAGAAGGAGCTCATCCGCCAAACCGAGAAGAAGATGACGTCGGACCTGGACTTCTCGTTCCCTCCGAACGCGCCGAGCGAGTACAGAACCAACTTCCGAACGATGGTCGAAGACTACTTCCTCGAGTACATCATCGGCTTTGAAAGAATGTCGGATTGAGCTAGTAGTAAGCCATGGGCACGAAGAAGAACAAGAACGCGCCTGTGATGCGCCTGGTTGCTGACATCAACGGCGACGCCTGCATCCTCTTCCGTCTGCTCAGACCCCTCATCAACCAGGAGAGGGAGTTGCAGGGCAAGCCCCCGACCACCCAGAGGGAGGTGGTCGGGGCGCTCATCACCGCGTATTGTCTTAGCCACCAGGACGACATCCTGGGCATGCTCGATGAAGAACACCGACCCGCCTTCGAAGCAGCCCTTCGACGCCACAACGTCCGCACCCAATTTCCGAGCCCCCATCGCGGTCCTGCCCGACCTGCCTCGGCTCAACTTCCCGTCGCTGGACCAAGTACTGGTGCACCCGTCGAGCCCGCACCCGCTGCTGCAGCTCAGCGAGACGCCGCCGCCGAGTAGCGTCTCGCTCTTCCAAGGCCTGCTCGGAGGGCGCCTCGAGGTCCTGGTGCAGGACTCCATCGACCACCCAGAGCGCTACGACGAGCCGACGCGGCTGATGCTGCAGGAGCTCGCCGCGGGCGCGAGCAAGCTCGAGGAGCTGACCGCCGCCGAGCGGGGCATCCTAGACCGGGCGACGATGGACTTCGCCGCCTACAGGCCACCACAGGCGCCCAAGAACGCACCAAAGCCACAGCCCCCGATGAAGAAGCCGCGGCTGGTGGAAGCTGCCGACGCGCTCGAGGACGGTCGGGCCCCCCAAGTCGAGGAGCCCGGCGGAACGATGACGCCCTACTGGTGGTTGTGACTCAGGCGTCCTTCTGCTGCGACGCGTCGTACTCGTACTCGATGGCGTAGCGGTGGCCGGCGCCGTGGTAGGTGCCGGCGGTCAGACCGAGCGTGGTGTTCGCCGTGCTGGTGCCGTTGGCCGCGATGACAAGGGTCGCCGAGGTGTCCTGCAGAGAGGTGGTCAGCGTGAGGTCAGTGCCGGTCAGCGTGGCGACCAGGCCGGGCCAGGTCACCGCAATGAAGGCGAGCAGGCTCGACTCGGAGTCAGAGCCCGTGGCGCTCGTGCCGTCGAAGGTGACCGACGCATGGGTGCCGTTGACAGTCATGTCGAGCACCAGGCCCGTGCCACCGCCGGCGAGGGTCCCACCCGTGCCATAGAGGCCTGCGGCCGTGACGTCCGCCGAGCCCGTGGTCGTCGCCGGCGCCTGGGTGGTCGGTGCGGTGAAGGGTGTGTAGGCCCCGTTGGGCGCATTGGTCGTCGCTGCAACGAGAGAACCGGCCGTCGGTACGGTGCCATCTGCAAGCTCTCGGCGAATGAGGCCAACGGCCTGGCCTGTGCGCAGCTTCTGCGGGAAGGCCAGGCCGATAACCACGCCGTTGAGCACCGAGAAAGTCGCGTCGACGCCACCGCCGTCAGCCGCAGGCGTCACCGTCAGAACTCGTGCAAAACACTTCACGCCAGCATGCGTGCCGGAGGCATTGGTGCCCGTGATGGTCTCGGAGATGGGGTTGCCGTTCACATCGATCCCAGTGACCACCACGCTATGGCTCATGTGCGTAGGGGTGCCGCTGCTCGCGACGACCACTTCGACGTTGCGCGGAGGGCTGAGAGCGATGCCGGCATTGCCGTTGACCTTGTACGTCACCGAGGACGTCAAAGTGCTGAGCGTTGCAGCCAGGAAGGTGATCGCACCAGCCGCCGGGGGATAGTCGTACTCCTCGACAGTCACCGCCACGAGAGGACTCATGGCCACGGCGACGTCCTTTCGCACGTCGGCTACTTCTCCGGCAATCCCGCCCGCATTGAGCAGGTGCTGCAGCCGTGCCAGCATCTTCGAGAACAGACCAGAACCGCTTGATCCAGACATGGGGTGACTCTCCTTACCCGAGTGGTGTTCCAACCTGGGGTTGCCCGTATTGGTTCACCCCGAACGGCAGCTGGTAGCCGACACCACGAACCGGATGTCCCATGCCATAGACAGGGGTCGTCGGTTCTTTTGCCATGGCGCGTGTCCCAGCGTGCATTGCCTTGCTCGCTAGGATACCAGTAGCCAGGGTACCTCCGGCAAGAGCCAGGTTCGTTTTCACGCCGAGCCCTCCGCCGAGCCACTTCTTTCCCTGCGCGAGAAGGTTGCCCGCAGCAGGTACTGCCCCAGTTCCGATGCCACCCATCTTCGCCAGATCGGCGCCGGCATCGGCGGCAATAGAAGCAAGACGTACCATCGCCTGGTCAGGGATGGGTGTGTAGCGAAGAGCTTCTTCTGCCTGTTGAAGCTTGGCGAGTTCGTACTCCCGTAGTGCTTCCTGCTGGAGGGCTTGTTCTTCCCGCGCCTTCTGGTCCCCCTTCTGGTTGCTGTGCGCGAGTTCGGCGTTGGCAAGCCCCGCCATCAAGCTAGCGAGCAGCGGAACTCCAGCCGTCTTCGCCAGGAAGACGTCCTCGGTTCCGTAGCGCTGCATGAGGGCGGGGTTCGGAGTGTTCATCGCGGATGAGGCGGAGGCAAGGTCCGGCGGACCAGCGACGTGACGTCGGAGACCTTCTGCGTCGTTGCAGCTTGTACCCGACGGAGTGACTCCATGGCTTCTTGTAGCTCTGGGTCTACACCGGGGCTGGTCTTCTCCTCCTCCGTCTCTTCCTCCTCATCGTCTTCTACAGGCGGTTTCGGAGCACTCCCTCGAGCTGTCCCATGCTTCTTTCGATGGCTCTCCATTGTTCCTCCTGGGACTTCACGAACGCAGCGAAGGCTTCGTTGCGTACGTACCTGCTGCCTCTCTCTTTTAGCCTGTCGATATCAGAGCGCATGCTCCGCAGCTGGTCGTTGAACGTCTCGAAGGGGTCGGGTCGGCTTGCACGCTCTTCCTTGCGCGCAGCGAGCAGCTCGGCCTGATGCTCCTTTTCCTGCTCTTGTTCGGCCTTGTACGCGTCGAACTCGAGTCGCCAGCCCTTCTGCAGAGCATTGAGCGCGACCTTTTGTTCCTTGACGCCCTTCTCGGCTGTGCTGAGGCGCATCTTGAAGCGCGCGTAGGAGCCAGCGAACGCGAGCACCGCGGTGATGGCAGAGGTCAGCCCGTGTTGCGAGAGAGCGTTCCAGTCCAAGGGGCCTCCTCGCCGTCGGGAGCACCCGAGGCGGCCTCATCCTAGCAGCCAGACCCTCACCTGACAGGATGCGGTGAAGGCAATGGAGAGGGAAGTGGCGCCCGCAGAAGGCGTGGGGTTGATCCACACAAGGAAACCACCCGGCGCGATCTCGAGCGGCTGCGAGCCACTGTTGAGGGTCGCGAGGATAGGGGCCGCACCCGACTGCCCACTGTCGTAGCGGACCATGACCCCCTTGGCTCCCGGAGCTCCGATGGAACCGAAGGGCACGGCCTGCGTACCCGAACCAACGAGGTTGAGGACCGACGACTCCAGAGCGATGAAGCTCGAGGAGCCGTTGAACGGGATGGGGTCCTGCGGAAGCGACTGGTCGGCCGCCAGCTGCAGCGCGCCAGTGAACGAGAAAGGCTGAGGGGCAGGCGGCATCGACTACTCCGTGGGGGTGGGACTAAGACCCGGGGAGGCCAGGGAACGTGGCGTTGCCGCCGCCGGCGTTGCTCGAGGTCGTGTTCGAGATGAGTGTGAGGGCCGCGACGGCGACAGGCACCGCGCGCTCGAACTGCACCGCCACCGACTCTTGGATGAGAACTCCCTGAGCGTCGGTCGCCCACGAGTGGTTCGGCAGGTAGCAGGCCTCGAAGTACACCGCCGCGAGGGTGTCGAGGTTGATGTCGCGGATGTACATCAGGATGCCGATGGGCTGCGCGAACAAGTCCGACGCCAGGTTGACGTAGATGTTCTCGTAGCCGGGCGGGATGATGACGTCGTGAGGGTTCGCAACGCTCGCCGCGCCGACGTTCGGGAACATCGATGGGACGATGGTCGGCGGGATGAGGTCCTGGTAGTAGGCGTACAGGATCCGCAGCAGCGAGGCGCCGTGGTAGTAGATGCGCCCGAGGCCGAGCTGCCCCACCGTGCGCCCGGCGATGAAGTAGCTGCGCTCCGAGCCGATCTCGAAGATGCGCGAGAACTGCCGCGTGTGCGAGAGGTTGAAGTTCTGGATGATGCCGATGGGGAAGACGACCTGGTTGGCCGCTTGTCCATTGCCTGCCACCGCCCCCGCAATGGCCGCCGACCCACCGATGTTCGCGAGACGGGGAGGCCCCGCCGCCAGCATCGTGAACCCTGCGTTGGCGTAGCGCCCATCGACCAGGCCTGCCTGGACGTAGTTCGAGTACGGCGCCCAATCACTGAAGTTGCCGGCCATGGTCTTACTCCCTCACCTTGGAAACGTAGTTTCCGCCGAGGCTCTCGTACACGTTCAGGGTGTCTCCGGTGTTGAACATCGCCGCGACTTTGAGCAGCTCGGGGTCTGCACTCGCCGACTTCTGGAGGAGGACCGTGTCGACGGCACTGAGACGAGGAGAACCGAACCGCTCCTCGAGAGCAGCCCGGCCCACCACATCAGCAGCCAGTTTACGGAGGTCGTCCATTAGATGGTCAGCGTCAGCCGGATGTAGTTGCAGGGGAAGGGCACGTCGAGGGTGACGTCGATGAGCACCGTGTCCGGCGCCGACACGTCCTGGATGATGTTGTTCAGGTTCGACCCGATGAGGACTCCTGCCTCGGCGAGGAACCCGAGCAGTCCGTGGATGACGTGGCCGAGCGAGTCGAGGAAGCCCTGGGTGATGTTGAAGCGCCCGATGAAGGTCTTCAGGCCCGTACGCAGGAACTTCGCGCAGAAGTCGACGACCTTCGTGATCGAGTCGGTCCTCGTCTCGATGGACGTCATGTCCGTCGTGAGGGCCATCCGGCTGATGAGAGGCGTCGCCGGCGCGTCCTGGACGATGACGTAGTTGCCGCCAGCCGCCATCACGTTGAGCTGCGGCTCGCTGAAGACACCGTTCGACCCGATGACGCGCGTGAAGCCCGTCATGGGGAAGTTGGTGAACGACTGCTGCGGTGGCTGGTTGGCGATCAACCCCACAATGGCCGAGTTCAAGTAGAACCCGTCGATGACCTGCTCGACTCCTTGCAGCGTCGCGGCGCAAGTGTCCGGGAAGGTCGACCACACACGGCGGTCCTGGTAGCCCTGTGCCACCTTCTGGACCGTGATGGCGATGTTGTCGCGGTCGGGGGTCACACCGTCAGGCAGGACCAAGGCCTTGCCGCGGATGCGCACAGCGAAGGGCTCGGCGATGAGCGGCGAGGGCAGCGCCGACGTCGCGTAGTACCCGTCGTCGTTCTGACCAGGCAAGAAGCCCGAGGTCTGCACCGTGACGACCGACCCGACGACGTTGATGATGCTGTAGTGGTTGCCGTCACCGATATCGAGGAAGATGCCTGCCGTCACGGCGTAGGGGCCGACGCCACTCTCGCCGTTGGCCAGAAGAAGCGCGCCGAGGTTGGCGACGCCCGTGTCGAACACGTTCGTCGTGATGGTCGAGTTGCCGTTGATGCCCGACGCCACCAGCGTGTCGAGGTAGTGCGTCGGCACCGAGGGGTTGATGAGCACGATGCGCTCGCCCTTGTTCTCGGGAGCGCTCATCGTGTCGACGTGCGTCTGGAAGACCTGCGAGACGGACGGGTCGTGTGTCAGCGGCGCGATGCCGTAGACCTCGAAGGCCTCGAGGAACGACGCCGCGCGTGTGAAGCCGGCCACCGTGCCGAAAGGAGAACCACCGCTCGACTCGTCGACACCCAGACCCGTGACCTGCGTGTTCGGGGCGTTGAGCAGCGCGAAGTAGATGCCCAGAGCGAGCGGGTTGTCCGTATCGACCGGGGAGAGTTGTGCACTGAGCGTCGCCGTGTCGCTGAAGCGCAGCAGTCCGGGGCTCGCCGCCTTCGACGTCACGTCGAGTCGCAGCGCGTGGTAGGCCACGTAGATCTGGGCGTTCGAGGGGAGGACAGGAGTGCCTTGCGTATTGCGCAGGATCTCCGGCAGGGTCTTGATGTTGCCCGAGCTGTCGACGTCCAGGTTCGGGAACGGCCGAGTGACGCCCGCCGACGGGGCGTCGGCGTTCAGGTTCTCCGCCATGATGTACCAAGCCAGCCCGACGTTGGTCGAGATGGGGACCTGGCGGTTGATCTTCAGCTGGTTCGTGTTGCCGCCCGGCGCGACCTGCACGATGGTCGCGAAGTTCACGCCGTCGACCCAGAGGACGTCTCCAGGAAGTGGCGCGAAGGGGTTGCCACGCGACACGGTGCCCGCCGTCAGACCAAGCGTCGGGCAGGCGGTGCCACCGACTACCTTCACGATGGACTGCTGGCCGAGTGTCGTGTTGGTGAGCGCAAGGTCGGAGCCCGAGAGGCTGGCCAGAAGAAGTCCGCCCGCCACAGCTCCGAAGAGGGCGTTGATCTGTGCAAGCACCAAGGACGGCGTCGTTGCGCTTTCGAAGGTGACCGTCTGGGGCTCGTTGCCGTCGTCGAGGGTGAGCGTCTGCCCGTTGGGCACACCACCGCCAGGAACAGCGATGGTTCCGACGATCTGCGCCGAGGTAGGCGAGGCCGTGAAGTTCGCCCCCTGGAACTGCAGGAGTGGCGTCGTCGCCGCGCCACTCCCGCTGTCGATGGCAACCACGCCGGCGATGCCCGTCGTCGTGCCAGGCGCGACGCCGAGGTGCGCGTTGGCCGTGCCAGCACCCACCAGGATGCTTCCCGTTGCACCGACGGTGAGGTCGGTAATCTGCAGGTGGTTGCCCACCGACGTGGAGATGGCCGTGGCAACGGCTGCCACGACCGCGGTGACCTGTGCCACCGTCGCTGCCATGGTGAGCGCGGGAGCGAAGGTCACGGTGAGCGGCGAGGCCGCGCCGTTGAAGGTGAGGATGAGCGTCTCACCGTCCAGCGTACCGGCCGTGCCGTTGTACGTGGTCGCCGTCAGGCCGAGCGCAGTGTTGGCCGTTCCCGAGCCCACAACAATGCTGCCACTGGCTCCGATGGTGTTGTCGGTGAGCACCAGGTGCGTCGCGACCACCGTGGCCGTGAGCGTCGGCCACTGGGTGTTGATGGCCGCGAGCATCGCGGCTTCGCTCGCGTCGTTGGTGAGCCCAGCGCCGTCGAAGGTCAGCGTCGTCGAACCTGCCCCGTTGACGTTGAGGATCAGGGTGAGCCCCGTCCCGCCACCGGCGAGCGTACCGCCCGCACCGTAGAGTCCAGAAGCGGTGACGTCAGTCGTACCCGTATGATTCGCCGGCGTCGCGTACGTCAGCGTCGTCATGTCGACGCTGCCCGTCACCGTCGCAGCCGTGCCGATGCCATTCTCGAGGAAAGCCTCCGTCTGCAGCAGCTCCATCAGCGCGCTGCCCTGGCCTCCGAGGAACAAGAACGCGCGCACGGTCGTCGGATCGACGACGAGCTGCGAGAGGTTGTTGTTCGGGTTGGGGTAGCTCGCGAACGAGATGTTCGTGATGTGCTGGTCGTAGCCGACGGACCCCGAGTAGACCTTGTTCACGCCGAACCCGAATGCCGCAAGAACTGCGGGCGCCGTGGTGGACAGAACTTCGATGGTCTGCAGGGCGTTGGCTGCGACGGAACGGATGCGCCACTGCGTCCCGCTGTTCACCGTCTCAGCCGTAAACGACGTCACGCCTGCCGCAGCGAAGGCGAGCAGAACTTGCGCGACGATCTGCGCGGGCGACAGCGGCGTGCCGGAGAAGTCGATGCTGACGGCGGGCCCGTTGTTCAACGAGAGGTCGAGGTTCAGCGCGTTGAGCCCCGCGTAAACCGGAGGCGAACCCGTGCCCGCGATCGACAGCGCGATGGCCTGCAGGGCCACAAGAGCCTGAGGGTTGAGGGTTTGCGCACCCGTCGCAGAAGCCACCAGTACGTCGACCACCTGCCGGCAGACGCCAACGATGCAGGGAACGAGAGTCGGGGTGATGACGGTCGGGGTGACCGTCTGGAACACCTGAATTACTTCGACTCCCGGTCGCGGAAGTTCGGCCGCCATCAGAGGCTCCTTTCGTCACACTTTGACTGTGCTCGTCCCAGTGCCATTCGCATCGTGTCTCTCACACGATTCTTCCACACTGGGCGCTGCTATGGGAATAGACCGACCCCCCATCCCCGGTGGTCGCACGGCCGGACAGTTCGGTCTGGAGGCTCGAACTACAACACGCTGAGCGGGGTTCAGTGGGTGCGGCGCGGTGAGAAGAACAGGGGCAGTTGCCCCCGGTACAGGCGTATTGCCGTACACGTCACTCGCAAGAGGTGCGAAAGCTGGAGGTCTGTACCCCTGCACGCCCACGGGCAGGTTTGCGCCCGCAGCTTCGATGGGTCCACAGTGTCCACCAACGCGCAAGTTCTGCTCGTTGATGGCCCGAAGCTTCAATCGAATTGACAGCGTGATCTCCTCGAGGATGTTCTTGCCGAGAGGACTTGCCTGCGACGTCCGATAGAATTGAAAGGGGCAAGTGACCGGCGTGACGTACCACTCGTCGCCGGAATCCGCGACGATGATGGAACCTGCAGGAGAAGGAGAACCGATGGCAGGCTGTCGGCCAATCTCAAAGAACCCCGCCTGCATGAGCTGCTCTCTGTGCATCCAGAGTTGTTCGGCGCACACCCAAGCGATGCGTTCGCACTCGAGTGACACGCGCGAGCTGCAATTGATGACCATCGTTCCAGGCACAAGAACGGACTTCTTCTTCGTGCCAGTCCGCATGTCGAAGTCGAGCATGTCGTCGAGGCCGAGTGAATAGAACTGCACCGGGCCACGCGTAAAACTGACCGCAGGTCGCTGCCCGATATTCTCGGCGTGAATCGGGTTCTCGTTGGAGATGTAGATCTCCGTCGAGTTCGAGTCTTCCTCCCAGTGGTAGGCACCAATCGGCGCAGCGGAGAAGAGACCCTGGAAGAAGCCTACAAATAGAGAGCGAGCGTGCTCGAGGGGCGAGTACTTGAAGCTGTCCTCAGGGAAGGCGCCCGCCGGGTTTGTTGTCGGAACCTTCGAGGGCATTTCGCATCGCCTCCACCTGACGGGCCTGAGCCATATTGTACGCCAGCCCCAGACCCCCACCAAGCATGGGTAGGGCAGCAAGCGTGAGTGCAGGAGGGATGTCACTCCCCGTGACGTGGCGGTAGGCCTTGTTCGCGAGCTGCCCTGCACCGAAGCCCGCGAGCGTTCCAACCCCCATACCGACAGGAGCTGCCAGAAGAGTACCTGCCGCACGCAGATTCTTCTTCGCCTCGCCCTCGGCCATCTTGCAGAGTGCCTCGGCTTCTTTGCGCGGCAGGTAAGCGAACAGAGTGGGCGTGCTCATTGCTTGGAGTAGGTGGAGGTGTAGAGGCTGAAGATGCTGGGAATCTCCGAGTCCATGAAGGACTCGAGGTTCATCGGGTTGGTGTAGTTCCTCGACGGGTTCAGCCAGAGGGTCTTGAGCGGCTGGTCGAGATTGATCGGTACGAGGAACTCGATGTCCTTGGGTGGTACTTCGTGCAGTTGTACTTCCTGATGCACCACCGCACGCCCTTGCTCGGTCTGGTTGACCTGCACGACACGCCAGCGCCGGTTCTCCGGTTCTACGACGAGATCACGAGGCTTTAGTGGCGGGTACCAGACAAGTCGAGCTGTCGTATTCGACTGCTGCTGCGCGCCGACATTGGTGTTCTGCTCGCTCTTGGCCGACGGGTCGAACTGCATCCACGACTCGATGGGGGACAAGTAGCCTCGCACGAAGCTCGTGTCGAAGCAGAGCCGGCAGCCCGATTGACGCTTCGTGCGCAACACCGGGTTCCAGCAAGTACAGCGCTGACCAAACGTGCGCGCAGGCAGTACCCAGCACCGGCGTCCAGCGAACTCCCGAAAGAGAAGCTGCATGTGTCGCCGGAGCTCAAGGGCGATGAGGTCAGCGTCAGGGTCTTTGGTGACAGGACCGAAGGTCGCTGTGTCCCCTGTCGGAACACGTGTGATGAGCAGCTGGTAGAAGTACTTGCGCCAGCGGTGCCCTCCCACGAGTACGTTGTCGACGAACGTGTAGATGTCCTGGAAGGGTACCGAAACGTTCTCGAACGGGCCGCTCGGTGACTCACTGCGCTGCACCTGGAAGGTGTAGTCGAGGACGTCCTCGCTCGTGTCATCGAGCTTCCACGACAGCTCGTTGTAATCGACGTCTAGAGAGCGACATCGAAACTCGATGACGTTGAGCGGGACGCCCACAGCTTCTTCTTACGCCGCCCGCAGGCGCCCGAGCATCCCGGTCGGCCGCGTGAAGTCGCCGACGTTGGGGGGCATCATGGGAGAACCTGTGGGCAATCGACTTCCGAGGACGGAGGGGTCGGCCATTCCACCCGGTGAGGGTCGGCGGGCACCGGGGGCGCCTCCCCCCATGAGAGTGCCTCCATACCCCTTGGCAGCTTGTCCCAGGGACTGGCCGCCCATCACACGTCCACCGATGCCGCCCGCAGCGTGCCCGAGCGCGGCGCCGCCGAGGGCCCCACTGAGACGGTGCCCTTCGCCCCCAGCAAGCGCTCCACCGGCCGCACCGAGCGCGGCGCCGGCCATCGCAGGGTTCTTCGCAGCAAAGCCGAGTGCCTTCTGAGCAAGTGGCGCCGCAGATGCCAGCATCCCCCCAAGACCCGCGGCCTGTTTGGCCATCACCGCACCGGCGTGCCCGCCGTACATACGCAGCAGCTCGACGTGCGCCGCCTTGTCGAAATCCTGCCGCGCGAGCTCGCGCCCAAGGTTGTCGGCGAAGGCGATCTTCTCCTGTGGAGTCCCGCTGAGCACGGCCGCGGCCGATTTGGCGACACCGCCCCCGAGACCCTGGCTGTCGTCCTGCACACCCTCCGCAGGCACCGGCCCGGGAGCCCCGGCTCCTTGCGCAGGAGTGTCTGCGGTCGCGCCGAGCTCCGCCTTGAACTTCTCCAGCTCGAGCAGGCGCTTCTTCATGCGGATCTGGTCCTTCATGTCGTAGAAGTTGTCGTCGAGCTTGTTCTGCTGACGGCGCTCCTGGCGCTTCTGTATGTCGGTCATCTCGGCCTGCAGCTCCTCCTGCTCGAGGGCGATGGCTTGGTCGAGAAACGGCGTGCCCTTGAACTGGTCGAGCCAGGTCTTGGGAGTGCCGTCGGACTTGCATTCGTCCATGTACGCCGCCTTCTCGAGGTGCGGCCAGAGGCGCGCGACGGGCGTGCCATCGGCCAGCTTGCGCAGCTCCTCGGCCGGCAGCTTCTCGAGCAGGGACATGACCTCGACCGTGCTCTCCTTGCGGAGCTGCTCCTCGTAGGCGACCTTCAGAAATTCGTTCAGCATCACGCGGCTCCACGTTGTTGGATGATCGTCTTGATGTCGCTGCCGATGCCCTTGAGGTGCTCGGCTTTGTTCTTCGCCGAAGCGACGAGACTGGGGCCCATCTGCGCTCCCGAGATCCCGCCGCCCAGCGCACCCATCCCTATCATCGCAGCTGGGTGCTTCTCAGCAAACTCCCCGATGGTGAGCCGCGCGCGGCGCTGGGCGAGACCGAGGGTGTCCTTGTAGTTTCGGTTGGGGTTCGCCTCGAGCGCAGAGATCTCCCCACGGAGGGGTTCGTTGCTGGTGAAGGCCTCGCCGGCGCCCAGGCCCGCGCCGAGCGCGGCGCCCACAGCAGCATGCGGCAGGCGTGCGACGGCGCCGGGCGGGAGAAGGTCCCGCAACGATGCCGTCTTACCGACGAAAGGGCGGGAGGCCGATGCCAAGACCTCCTTGTTCGGAGTCTTCGCGTCCCCGCTCGGCTCCTTCTGGTTCATGGAGGTCGTCGAGCTCGCACCCTCGAAGGTCGGCTCGTTCTTCGACGCCGGAGTGGATACAGTGTCGTCTCCTTCCGGAGCCATTCCCGCCGGGGGGACACCGGGGTTCGGCGCGGCGCCGGCGGGACCAGCGGTGGGCGCCGGCGCACTGCTCGGACCGGCGGCCTGGCTCGCTGCGGCGTTGGCGGCGTCGGTCGCCGGCGTGGGGGTGAGCGAGGGGGGCTCCTGCGAAGCGGCCTCGAGGAGAGTACCCCGGAGCTGCTGGAACGCCATGCGCATCGCCGCGGCAGCCTGCTGCTGCTGGAGCACCTGATCCTGCGCCGTCATGGCCTTCTGCGTCGCATCGGCGACCTGCGCTTGGTACTGCACCGACTGCTGCTCGCTCATCTCCTGCTGCTGCTGGAGGTCCTGCGTCTGCTGAACGGCAGCCTGCGACTCCTGCCGGAGCGCCTCGAGCTGCTGGCGCAGGTACGCCGATTCGCTCTGCTCGGCCGCCTGATCGCCCGCCATCTGCATGGCCAGGAACTGCTGGGTTGCTGGGTCGAGGAGGGGCTCGATGCCCTGGGGCTGTGGTGTGGCCGGGGCAGGCGCCCCTGCCTCTGCCGGCGAGGGGGCCTGCGCGGGAGGCGCCTGGATCATCCCCGCATCGAGCAGAGCGAGCTTGAACGCCGACGCGGCCTTCTCGTACATCTTTCGATCGTGGCCGGCGCCGAGGTGCTTGCCGACCTGGCCGCCGAGGTGTTCCCCCAACGCCGCGCCACCGAGGGTCGCAACGGGGTTGCCCTTGCCGTAGCGGTGCATCGCCGCGGCGCCCGCGGCGCCCCCGAGGAGCTTGCCGACGAGGCCTCCCCGGCCCTCCCCCGTGTGGTGTTTCTCTTTCTCGAACTCGGCGCTGAGCGAGGCATGCGCACGCTCCTTGCCGGTCTCCGAGGGAGACTTGTCCCCTGCCGCCATCTTCATCCCTGGCGAGGACTGCTGCCCCAGCGCAGTCGGGGGGAGTGCGGGAGGAGGCTGGGCGCGCATGTTCTGTCCGCGCGCGGTCGGAGGCATTGCTGCCGGAGAAGTCATGGGCATCGCCCCCGCGGCGCCGCCAGCGAGGGGCATGGCGTTGGCCTCCTTGTCCTTGCCGCGGATGCGGATGAAAAAGTCCGCCGCCTCCGCACGAGGGATGCCACGAAGCAGGTGCTGTTCGAAGTTCATCGTGGCTCCTACTCGTAGGTGTAGACCGCGTGCATGTTGTCGTTGCCAGAGTACGCCCACGTCCAGCAGGGCGCTGTAGGCGTCACTTCGGCCGGCGTGTAGAACTTGCCGACCGTGTCGTTCAGCAGGTCGAAGCCGAGCAAGGTGTTGGCCGTGTTCGTTGCAGCGCCTGTGACAACCGTAGTCGCTGCAGGTAGACCCAGGATGCCGAGAAGACCGCTCGTACCCGAGACAACCTCGATGCTCGCAGTCCCACCCTGGTCGCTGGATTGCAGGACGAGCTGGTTGAAGCCATTGATGCTCGCCGTGATGCCACCCGCCACAGTGACTGCATTGATCTGCGTGACGATGGCGCCCTGATTCGCGGGAGCGGCAAAGGTCACAACCAGGTTGCTCCCACCGTCGTGCTTGAGAGTCAGAACAAGACCGTCGACCGAGCCACCGCTTCCATACGAGAGCGTGCGCAAGTCGACCGTGCCCACCACGGTGGCGTAGCCTCCCACAGAGCCGCCCTTGAGCACCACTCCGCCCGACGGAGTCGCCTCGCGGATGATCAAGGCGCCGTCGAACATGTTGACCAAGGTGCCTGCGATGTTCGCTTCGATCTGCGCCTTGATGTCCTTGAAGAGCAGCGTGTACGGGTCGGGGTTGGTGCCTGGCGGCGCGGCACTGCCACCCGCTCCGTCAGCGCGCACGAAGGTCACGCTGGCTGCCGTGGGCAGCGAGAAGGTGAGCGTTGTACCAACCAAGCCGTTCACCCCTGCGCCGATGTTGGCAGGAGTCCCTCCCCCTTGCGCGCTCTTCAGAACGCTGCCCTGAATCCCGCCGTTGAGGAAGTTCTGCACTTCGTCGATGGTGCGAAACTTCCGGAGCTTGTTGATGGCCATCTTCTCTTCCTCAGTAGGCTGCGTAGGTCGCGTTCACGGCCCAAAGCTCCGAGTGCACACCGGAGTTGCTCGGACCAAGGATGCCCTCGATGTTGATGGCCACCTTCACACGCTGCTTCATCTGCTCGGTGAAGGCCTTGAAGTACTGCAGCCAGTTCATGAGCATCGGGGTCTTGTCGTTCACCCCCACGTTGATGCCGCCGTTCGAGTAGTTGATGTGGTTGCGCGTCTGGAGCAACCCAACCGACTCGATGAGGGAGATGGTGGCCATCCGCAAGATGAGCGCATGCTGGTTTCGCTGAAGAATGTCCTCGAGCGTGAACGACGTGAAGTGTGGCGTCCCGTTGAAGTCCGCCATCGCGTCGTAGACGGCCCAGGCGATTTGCCGGTCGCTCGACTCCTCGCCGGCGACGATGCGATTGAGCTCAGGGAAGTCCCGATGGTAGAGCCGGACCAACTGGACGAAGTCCCGGAAGGTCTGGCTCATGTTCGGGATGCCCTGGAGCATGGATCAGCCTCCGAACGACTTCCTGCGCACCCCCGGAGACGTGGTCGGCTCGGTGAGCTTGGGTGGAAGGGAAGGCGGGCGTGCCGCCTTCACCTCGAGCGCCTTCTTCCTGGCCAGGTAGGCCGGTGGCAGCTCGTTGGCTGACAGCGCGCCGAGGCCGACGAGCCGCTGCAGCTCCGTACGTAGCGCGCTCTCTTTCTCGGAGGGCAGGTCACCCGAGTCACCAGGCCCGAGCAGGAGCGCTCCCACGGCGAAGGTGTGGTTGACCATGCCGTGCTGCTTGAGCACCGGCGTCTCGACGTCCGTCAGGTTGAAGACCTTCATCGCCTGTTTCTCCTACCCTTGCGGGGCTGACCCTCAGAGGATACTTGTTCCTGGGCAGAAGGAGCAGAGCCCTCCACTTCTCCCCCCTCTTCACCATCGGCCTGCGCCGCAGCAAGGGCCTCCTCGAGCTCGGCGTCGGTATCGACCGCCTGCGAGGGAGGAACCGGTACGTCGGGTGTGTCGTCGATGGCCTTCTGCTCGGCGGCGTCGGTCAGAAGGGAAGGCTTCTGCCCGGGAGGCATGACCTGTGGCATGGCCGTGTCGTCACCGACGTAGGGCGGGATGTACTGACCTACCTGCTTGTCGTCGGCGACCGAGTCGAGCTTCGGGTGGGGGAGCAGCGGCGTGGGCGCGGCGGGTCCTGGTTCGAGGGTCGCGAGGTCGACGACGCGACCGTCCATCATGCGCACCTCGAGGATGTGAAGGGCCGCCTTGCTCCGAAAGTCCTCGAGGTTCCGGCGGAGCATGTCCTCCGTGATGATCAGAGGGCGGCCTGGCATGAGGCGCACCTGCTCGGTGCCGAGGTAGTGCTTCTTGCGAAGGGCCGCCGGCAGCTGCGCTCGGTGGGTGCGGTGTGCCGCGGCGCGCACAACGCTGTGGACTGCGTACTGGGTCATGGGGTGTCCTCCAAACGGAACGGGCGCCGGCACCGATCCGGCACCGACGCCCGCTCATCTTCGCGCAGAACTGGGGCGGCGTCGCCTTAGAACTGCGTGACGTTCGGGAACTTGAGACCGGCGTCGACTTTGTTATTCGGCGTGCCGAGCGAGTCCTCGGACACCGGCACGAAGTTCGTGAGCAGGCTGTCGGCGTTCGTGGTCGGGTTCGCGTCCGCCGAGTACAGCTCGAGCTTGCGCACCGAGGCGATGTTGATGACCGCCATCGCGATGTCCTCCCAGGCCTGGAAGGTGATGATGTTCGCGATCTTGTCGATGTAGAACTTCGTGTTGTTCAGGACGTAGAACTTCCCGAAGAACTCCGGCTTCGTGAAGACGTACACGTTGCCGGGACGCAGGATGTCCGTCTTGACGGTACGGATGTACGCACGCCCGAAGAGGGTGTTGTACTTGTACCCGTCGACCGCCGTCTCCGACTGGAGACGGTCGCCGAAGTCCTCGAGCGTCCACTGGAGGATGTCGTCCCAGTCGACCTCCGTCATCAGCAGGCGTTCGCTGCGCAGGCGGTTGCCGTCGAGCAGCTTGAAGAGGTTGATGACGTCGGGCCGCTGGACGGGGCGGACCGTCGCATCGTTGGTGCTGGCCGCACGCGCGAGCTCGCCCTTGCGGATCGAGAACTCGACGACGCCGGGTCCTTGGATCTGCGAGGTGTTGAGCGGGGTCGCGACGCCGCCATTCGCCTGCAGCTGCAGGGCCTGAACCGAGGCCTCGATGTTCACCGTGAACTCGCGGTCCTCGACCTCCTGGATGTCCTTCACCGAGTTCTCCTCGATGATCTTGGTGATGGGCATCTCGTAGGCGAGAAGCTCCTGCTCCGTCTTCTGGAAGATCTCCGAGCTGACGGTGTAGAAGCCGACCTCTGCCTTCGAGCCGCGGATGAACCGCGCCGTCGGGCTGCCTCGGAAGGTCATGGTGAGCGCGCGGGACTGCGGCTCGACGTCCACGATCTTCACGAGTGTGTCGTGGTTGACCGACCGCTGGCAGTCACTGCGCGTGACTTGCTCCGGCGGGATCACCTTTCGGGCGTAGGAGACCTCGCGCAGTCGGTCGCGGATGTACGAGCCACCGTACTCCGCCATCTTCTCTTTGCCCTCGGACGAACCGAGCTTCTGCGTGAAAAGCTCGTTGAGTACCCTTGCCGGAACGCTCATGGTCTTCTCCTCTCTTTTCCTGTCGTTCCGGTTACGAGCGCCAGCCCGAGATGAACCGGAGCTGCCCACCGTTGTTGGTGGACAAGCGAGTGACGTAGCCGACGACCGGGTCGGTGTCGGAACCCGAGAGGGCGCCGTGACCGACCAGGCCCGTGAAGTTGCGACCGCCGAACGTGATGGTGGCGATCTTCAGCGGCTGCATGACGGCCGTGATGGCCGCGCCACCATGGACGACTGCCGACGCGTCGAAGATGCGGGTGTCGCACTCGTAGTCGCCGCGCCACAGGATGGGCATCTTGGGAGAGGAGAGGGCCTGCACGTCGTAGCGACCACGCTCGGCGAAGAGCGGGAAGCTGCGGGGCGGGAAGGCGGCGCCCGCGGGCTGGTAGGCGCCGACGGACGTGATGTCCGATGCCCGGACGATCTGGTAGGAGGAGTTGAGCGTCATCCACTCGCCATCGACCAGTGCGACGGCGTTGAGTGGATTCGCCAGCGTGGGGTCAGAGAGGGGAAAGTCCCTGCGCTGAACCGGGAGGATGTCCGAGATGGGCGTGAAGTTGATCTTCTGCAGAGTCGACATGGCCTAGTTTCTCCTATCCGTTGGTCGTTGGTCGGAGCGGTTCAGCCCACGCCCCCGACGATGAACCGCTCGAGATCCGACGATGTGGCGGGAGACGAACCCGACTCGGCGTCGTTCGTGAGTGATGCGAGCTTCTGCCCCATGTCGGGGCCTACGAGGTCGACGGCCTGTTCGACGGCGTCGAGCTTGCCCGCCTCGGCCGCCTTCTCCAGACGGGTGGCCAGGTCGTCGACGCTCGTGTCGAGCTCGAGGCCCTTGCGGTGCATCTCGCTCGCGAGCTTCTCGACCCGGTCACGTCGGTCTTTCGAAGCGAGCTTCTCTTCGAGCTCGCCGATGTACGCGCCCTGCGCTCGGAGCGCAGCGGAGGCATCGGTCAGAACCTCCGCAATCTGAGCGTGGCTGATCTTATCCATGTGCTCTCCTTCACACTCTACCAGGCGCTGCCGCACGGGTGGAAGTACCCGGAGCCTGCTTCTCGTCGATGGATGCTGCGAGCTTGGTGAGAAGAACGCGCGCGGCGGCGGTCTTCACACTGGCCGCGGCGGGAGTGACGATGACCTTCTCCTCGGGAGCGGAGGCGATCTTCGGTCCGGCCTTGCCTGTGTTCTCGAAGGCGACCTGCAAGACGTTGTCGTGTTCGGCACTGAGCGCAGGCTCCTGGAAGTACTGACGCAGGTCGTTCTTCCGGTTCGCGTAGGCCGTGCCCTTGGTGTAGTCGCGCGCGGCCTCGGACGATGCAACGAGTCCAGTCGGTCCCTGCGGTGCACCGCCGGCGGGAGCGCCTCCCGACTCGCCCGCTGCGGACGTGTCCGGGGGAACCGCGGCGCCCGCGGAGATCTGCGCCGGGTTGATGGCGTCCTCTGCCTGCTTGACCCGCGTGAGCATGTGGTCGACGAGCGATACGGGCGCGGCGCCCGCCTCCTTGCCCTTGTTCTCGGGCTCACTCTTGTGCGCGGCCTCAGCGGTCTCGAGGCCCTTCTTGGCCTCCTCGAGTCCCTGGGTCTCCTTCTTCTCGTGCTCGTCGGACGCGATCTTGGCGCGGATGAGCGAGACGACGTTCGCGTGCTTCTTGCCGTAGTTGGTCTCGATCATCTTGCCAGCGACGGGGTGCGCCTGGTTGTTCTCCATCTGCGTGCCGCCGTGCTCGGACTTCATGGCCTTCTGCTCACCAGGGTGCATCGGCACGGTGTGCACACCCTGACCCTTGTGATCGGGCAGAGGCTTGGATGCCGTCGCCTGCGACACGCCAGAAGGGCTCGTCTGCAGGTGCTCGGTCAAGTTGTGGGGGCCGGCGAGGCTCGCGCCCTCCTTCAACAGGACCTCGGCGCAGAAGTCGAGCGCACTGGCGAGCTTCTCGACATCGAAGCCACCGAGCTTCACGCCCGACGACGAGGCCGTCTTCTTTTTGCAAGTCCCATCGTGCTTGTCCATGCCGCACGAAGCGCACTTCTCCTCGGCGGTCTTCTCCTGTTGAATGCGGGCCTCCTCCGAGACGCGCACGCGGTCACCCGAGGCGACCATCGCCTGCTTCACCAGGTCTTGCAGCATCGGACGAGCAGCCATCGATCCAGCCATGTTCTCTTCTCCTGCGGACGCCCGCTTCGGCAACATCTCAGCGCCCCGAGGGGCCATGGACTTCTGTTCGGAGGCGCCCGCGTCCATCTGTGGAGGAGCGCCCGTGTTCACCCGGGAGTAGTTCTGCCGCGGCGAGACCCCCGCCGGCCCCCGCTTCCCGGGAGCGAAGGTCGGGTCGATGCTGGGGGTCGGAACCGGGGAGGCTGCGGTCGCACCTGTGGAAGACGCCAGCGTGTCCGCGGCGCTCTTCAGATGGGACATGACCGAAACCTCCCACGATTCTTCACCGTTCCTTGGTTACTTCCACTCGACGGGGTAGCCCGCCGCTTCGAGCAGCTCGAGTGCTCGCAGACCGACAGCTGCGTCGACGTTGGGCGCCGAGGCGACCTTGCTCTTGCTGTCGGGAGCGAGGCCGAGGGTGACGACGGCAGCGACCTTGCGGCCGGCGAGGTCCGCATCGAAGCCGCCGTCGGCCGCGAGCTTCTTCGCCTGCTCGATGGCCATCTGATCGAGGGCCGAAGCCGCGGCCTCCTTCTTCTCCTCTTTCTTCTCTTCCTTCTTCTCCTCGGGCTTGCCCTCTTCCTTGCCCTTCATGTGGGCCTTGAAGGCCTCGGGGATCTCGGCCACCTTCGGCGTGCCGGCGGCGGCTGCCGCAGCAGCTCCCGGAGTGGCCGCGTCGGCCGCGATCTTGCGCAGCTCCTGGACGTAGGCGTGGGCCATGGTGCGCCCGAGGAAGTCTGCCTCCGCGACCTTCTCGGCAGCGGCCTTCTTCTCCTCGTGCTCCTTCTCGGCCTTCTCGCGCTTCTCCTTCTCCTCGTCCTTCTTCTCTTCGTGCTTGGGAGGAGGGAACTCGGCCGACTTCTGGACCCAGTTGTCGTAGAGCGCCTGGACCTGCTCGTCGGGCATCGACTTGAGGTCGATCTTCTGCTCGCTCGCGAGCTTGAAGAAGAGCTCCACAGAGGCCTGCTTCTCGAGGTCCTCGGCGGGGGCCGACGCGGTCTTGTTGGTGCCGTAGTGCTCGGCGAGGAATGCGTCCATGGTGGTCATGATTCAGTGTCCTCCAGCAATCTTGCTGCGCATGGCCTGCGTGTTCCTCGAGGGGAATCCCCTCTCCACGACGGCGTGTTGTGTCTCTTCTCCCACTTCATCCCAGAAGGCGAGCTTCAAGTAGCCCGCCGACAGAGGGGTGAAGAGGCTGTCCACCTCTGCGGCTGCGAGCTTGTGCAAACGCTCATCGGACGGCAGCGCCGTCGAAGCGATGAGTGACTGAGCGTGAGCAACAAGTTCCATGATGCCGGTTCGGTACGCGTTGTACGCAGACCCTATCTTACGCAAGAGTGGAGAATAAAGGGAAGAAGCGGACGAGCGCTTTTCTTTGAGGGGCTCGGAGGCAACCAGTACCCTCTTCTCGACAGCCGGTCCTAGTGCTGACCGAGACGACAACAAAGACATCAGGAGTCGCGCCAGAACGGGAGAGAAGAACTCTTCTCCCATGGGTACGGGCAGAGCCTCATCGCTCTTTGGAAAGACGGTGCCTTCACGTTCCAGCTTGTCGGCGAGAGGACGCTGTCCCATCTGAATGAGGATGATGCGCTGAAATTCCCGAGGCCTCAGCACCATCCCGAGCCCTGATGGCGTGGAGAGGGCGCTCTCCAGAGAAGAAGCGCCTAGCGCATCGAGCACTTCCTTGGGCAGGTCCTTCTCATTCTTCGTGAGCACAGGCACCGCCTTGCCTACGAACTGGCTCGGCATGACGTCCTTCACGATCTCGGCGTCCTTGTCCTTCGCCTGCTTGCCTAGGAAGGCCATCTTGAGTGCGTCGGTCGGTGCACTGGCTGTCTTGCCAACAACACCCTCCGGAGCGAACTCCGGCAGAAGAAGCTCGTCTCCATCGGAATAGCCGAGCTTCTCCGCGAGCTCGGCGCCGCTCAAAAACCAGTAGCTCTGTCCTGCTCCTGCAATCTTCATCATCGTCTTGGCTGTCTTGTCAGCGCCGATGAAGACGAAGCTGATGTCGAAGAAGCTCGGGTAGTCGTTGTAGACGAAGATCTTCCTGCCGTCGGGCAGGATGCGATTCATTGCGCGCTTGGCGTGGTCGCAGTAGTCGTTGCGCGTGATGGACACGCCACGGATGCCCTTGCCGTTCTTCTGGATGAGGGCCTTGTGGTAGCGCAGCACGGCGTCACCAGGTGCCTTGTCTCGTCCAGGAGAGAACATGGACTGCGCTTTTCGATACGTGTCCCAGTCCAAGCAGATGCTGCACGTGTCGAAGGGCACCTTGCAGCCCATCGATACATCCGGGTACTCACCTGCCTGGAGCTTGTCCCAGACGCCAGTGCCTCCAAACTTCTGGCAGCGCTCGGAGTCGACGCGCGCTACGAGTTCGACGCGCTTCATTCGCGGGTTCCACGCGGCGAGCTCCACCTCACCAAAGGCGCGAGAGGCGTCCTTGTTCCGATGGTGCGCGTACGGGTGAGCGGAGTAGAACGTCGGGAACCCGTACGGCCAAGTCTTCGCTCGGATCTTGTCGATGAGCGGATTGCCGGTCCACTCGTCGGGACGGTGAATGAGCGCGGTCTCCGGGAAGTAGTCGCCGTTGATGTTCGAGCCCCAGTACTCGCCCGCGCCCATGGCGTTGAGCAGCACGTACTGCGCATCCTTCTGCGGCTTGAGCGTATCGATGTACCGGACCACTTCCGGTAGCAAGTAAGGCGCGGCCGTCTTCTCGAAGACGGGGGCAGAAGGACCGAACAGCGGGATGGCGTTGTGCCCGTCTTCGTCCTCGCCCTGGAAGAAGGCAACCTTGAGCATGAACGCGCGTTACTTCTTCTTGCCGCCAAGCGCGGCGCGCGTGACCATGTCCCCCATCGGAGAGCGCATCTTGTCGCGAAAGTTCAACGTCTCGACGACCTTGCCACCCGCATGCACGGGGTCTTCCATCATCTGACGTACGTAGCTACCGGCCACCGTGGGGTCCTTCGAGAACTGCGGGTTGAATGTGCGCAGCGTCGAGAACATCCGGTTTACCAGCCGAGGGTCCTCCTCGTGCTTGGCTGCAACATCCGGGTTGACCTCGAGCATCGCACGGAAGTCGCGGCTCTTGGTGGCGGCGTCGTAGATCGCCCCGGCAGCAGCAACTCCGCCCCCAACGGCAAGCGCGCCGGCGGCGCCCATGGCACCACGGCCGAGCGCGGCGCCCATGCGCCCCGGGTTGCTGAGGCCGGAGCCTGCCATGAGCCCTTGCCCGAACGACGCGGCCGTCTTCGTCTTCAGGTACTCCGTGACGGGATTCTCACTGCCCACTTTGGACCTCGTACTTGTGCCGGAGGTGCGCCGTCGTCCCCGGGATGTTGCGCGCGACGAGGTCGACCGCGCCTCGCGCGCCACGCGCCGGAAGGCTCGGGCTGTTCTGCATGTGGGTGTAAGCCTCCATGCCACCGATGCCGATGGCAGCTTCCGGCAAACGTGAAACCACCTTCTCGGCCACCGCACCCGCTGTAGGGCCGACTGTCTTCTCAACGAAAGGGCGGATGGCCTTGCCTGCCCCCGTGCTCACTCGAGAGGCTGTGTTGTACATGTCGGCGAGAGACGCCTGCTTGAGGTAGTGATCGAGATGCGCGGCGTGCTGGCGGAGCTCGCGCTGCGCTCCGCGCGTCTCGGCGAGCTTGGAGAGCACCGTGCAGAACTCCTCGAACTCGACGATGAGCGGGTGCTCGGTGTTCACCACCCTGGCGCTGGCGGTCTTGTCGACCGACGCGACCGCGGCTTCGAGCGTGTGAAAGACCCCGTCACGCAGCAGCCGCGGCGTGATCAAGGAGAAGGCCACCTTGATGTGATCCGCGCTCGGAGCCACCGTCGACCAGGCCTGCATCACATCACCCAGGCTGACGTCAGAGAGCGCCGCCTGCTTGACCTGGTGGTACACCCGGTCCCCGAGGTCGGCGTACATGACCTCTAGGCCATCGAGCTGCGTCTGCAGATGGTCCTCGGCGCCGGCGAGCTTGTCCTTCAGCTCGATGACTTCCGAGTGCGGATTGGCGTAAGGCAGCTCCGTCTTCAGGTCCGCACCGAAGATGGCACCGAGCTCACGCTCCGCGACGTCCGACTCGATGCTGGCCGTCTTCGGCGGTGCGTCGTAGTCTCCGGTGCCGCGATCGAAGACCGAGCCCCCACCCCCATCGTTCAGGTCCTGCAGGATGGCCGCCGGGTCGGCGGGTCCGCCCGGGAAGTCGACCACATGGTGCGTGGCGCCTTCCTTCTTGAAAGCCTCGAGGTAAGCCGCCGTGTTGGCAAACTCCGCTACCCTCTTCACCTGCTCGGGAGAGAGCTGCGCCTGCTTGACCGTGGTGACGACAGCGTCGGTCAGGGTCTTGTGCTCCCCCGCAGTCCAGTCGGCAGCCGCCTTCTTACCCAAAACCTCGAGGTACTCGCCCGAGTGGGAGTGTGCGTTCATTTGCTGCATCAGGCCGTGCCGGGGAAGGTCACTCATCACTCACCAGTCCCTTCACAAGGACTAGAATAGACCAGGGCTAAAAACATGGGAAGACAACCGCCCAGTGACTACGTCGACAAGGTCGAAGCAGCGAAGACGTTGGGCGTGTCCGTACGCACGCTCGACAACATGATCCACAAGAACATGATCGTGCCGCACTCCTTTGCCGGCAGCAGGAAGGTCGTGTTTCTACGCTCCGATGTCTCTGCCTTGATGCAGGCCACAGGTGATGGAGGACTCGACCTGGCCCAAGTGAAAGCGCTGGCCTTGGCTGCGCTGTCGACCTCCCGTCGCAACGAGCAGCGTATGGTGGAGCTCTATGCGCACCTGGGCATGGAACTTCTACCCCTCGCGCGTGATACGCATTCGGTGCGTTCGCTCTACGAAGAGGTGAAGCTCGGTGTAGAACCCTCGAGCGTCCACGACGCCGACTGGCTGCAGTTCTGGACCAACACCTTCTTCTCGATGGACGAGGTCTACCTTGAGCTCGTCACGCATCTGACTGGGGACGTAGAGCCGTGGTTGGTGTTCCACGACTTAGCGAACGCCATCTTGCGAGAGCTGGATTCTTACGGACTGACACGCCCTGTGCGCATCTTCCGCGCCAGCCGAAACC